CATAGTTCTTGTAGGCTTTGTTTCAATGCTCGGCTTAGGCTCTGGCGTCTTAACAGGTGATATGTACGGAGTTTTTGGGGCTCAAGTTGTCAAAGGTTTCAATATGCTTGGAACTTTAGCCAAATCTTGGAAAGAAGTTATAACTGGCCCTAACTCCCTCCTTACAACAATAATGTCTGCCGCTGGCGGAATTTTTGGATTCACGTGGGAAGATGCTCATTCGGAGAAGAGAAGATTGCTTATCACCAGGATTGAGAAGAAACTTGCATCTATGAAAGAGATAACAGACCAAGTTCGAATTCACATTCCTATGCTTTTAGGACAACCTGGATTCTTTCGTGGTCTCGAAAAAGAAATTAAAGAAATGGATGACATTTACGTTGACCTTGCAAAAAAAACTGAAAATTTAGGAAATGCACGTAGTCTGCTTGATAGATTACGTCAACAATTTGAAAAACTCGAAGGGTTACGTGAGTCATTACTCTCTTCCATAGCAGGAAAACAAGAACCCACTGTTATTTGGTTAGCTGGAGATCCTGGTGTCGGAAAGTCAACTATAGCTGGTAAGCTTATCCAAGCTCTTAGCGTCATTGAAAATCGACAGCTTCTCACCTACACACGCTCCATTGCTTCCGAATACTGGAGCGGTTATATCGGACAAGATGTCGTCGTTTACGACGATTTCGGCTCAGCCCAACAAGACAAAGATTCTCAAGAATTAATTCACATTTTTTCTCCATCAGCATGGCCCGTAAATATGGCCGCTCTTTCAGAAAAGAAAACCCTTTTTTGTAGTCGCTACGTCATTATATGTTCAAATCAAGTTGACATAGCACATTCAGCTACTATCACAACGCCTGTAGCACTACAGAGAAGGAGAGATTTACTATACAAATGTGAACTAAACCGACAATTCATAAAATTAGACGCCAATGGGGTTCCGTACACAAACCCCAACGTTGACCAAATTGATCACCAACCTGATTGTTCTCATGTCGAATTCCGACTTTTAGAGAGATGTGACCCTGGTCGTGGAGCACGAAGACAAATTGGCGTTGATCCGGACATTCCTACCATTGCACAAAAAATGTACGACATTCAAAAACAACGTTGCAGTGATTTTTATAAAACATGTGATGCTGCTCTCACTGCCTTCTCAAATCAAAGTTTAGAAGATGATCTTGATTCCAACATCGACATTGACCCCAACCTCTTTGCAGAATTAGAGGTCCGGGAGTCCAACGTTTTCTTACTTGTTGGACCTCCTGGGGTTGGAAAAACAACATTAGCACGCAGCGTCAAAGGTGCTATAATTCATGATGAGTTTTGTGATAGATTCGAAAGTATCAGAACAGCTATTCTCGAAATAGCTGATGCCGACGCACCTCCAACATTTTTGACTTGCAATGAAACTGATCTTAAAAAACTTAAAAAGAACTACGCAGAAGACCAATGGACTGCTTTTATGCGTAGATGCCATATAATTCAATATTACTGGAGAAGCAAATCATTTTTCAATGACTATGATCTGACCGATATAGCTAAAGGAGTTCCTCGAGCAGTTGCAATTGGCATGAAAATGCTAACACGTGGCTCAACCACATACAAATCAATTGGAGATCAACATGTCATCGAACTCCTCAAAAATGCCAAGAAAAAGGTAGTTCGTAGTTATGTTGATGTCCCTCGTGCCCATATAAAAGATGCAGAGTTTGTTTTGCAGATTAATTTAAAAGTACGAGAGCTCCTTTCCCACGAAATAAAGTTAACTGACATTTTTACAAAAGTTAAATTTTTGAAAGGCAATCCATCTGTTCATCTTCTTTCAAAAATATCAGAAATCAAAACGAAATATCCCAAAACAACTCAGCTCGAAGGATTTGTCAGCGCTCTCATTTCACTCAATAACACCCGAATAGACGCAACGGGTTTTCCCCGTACTACCATCCTCCACTGCGCTGATGAATCTGTTTGGGTTGTCCCAGTTGCAGGCAAGTTAGTCTTTGGATTACACCAAGCAGCCCAAGTTGTCAAGAAAGATGGTGAGTTCGTTTTCAAAGATACTGAAACTCCACTTACCGATAGCGATACTATAGCATTCTACAAAGCCCTTTCCGATTTCATGACTTTCGATATAGATGGTACACAAGCTCTTGCTTACGCAGCAATTGGAGCAACCATCCCACCATTAGGAAAGGCTTGGGAGATGTTAGATATTGGTCTCTTATGTCTTCAAATTGGCATTTCAGCCCTCAGCATTTATGCCCGCATAGGAGACACCGCAGAAGCTAAGCCAGATTTCTTTGGTCCAGAATCAGCAGATAGGAAAACAGTAGGAGAAAAACCCATCCCACATCCAAAACAAGGTCCTGTCATTCAAGAAGTAAAATGGAAAGAAAACCCAAACTGGATTACCGGAATGAATTGGGCAGACGCATTTGAGGAAGAAGCAGGAGGTGACCCTGGTGCTCGCTTAGTCGAAAGCGTCATTTTAAAAAACCTTGTTGAAATAATCTCACCTACAGGTAACGTTCTATGTTATGGTGTCGGAGTCCGCGATAGAAAGGTGCTTACAGTTGCACACGTTGGACATACCATAATGGTTAGGACTCGTAACAAAGGAGTCTTTTCATGTAAGCCGATCAAAGAAGATGCTTACCGTGATTTAATGCTCCTTGAGTTACCCCCGCAAGCTCAGATGTTTGCGGATATCACCTGCCATCTTCCTTCCAAAGACGAACAACATCTTAAACAAGGCACCACTTGTACCCTCCTCACAATAGACCCAAATCGTGAACTTGTGAGAGCTCAACCGGTAGAAATCGAACAACCCATGGTTATTCCTATCCAAGGCGCCCCTAGGAGGGGTGTCATTTACAAACAACTATCCGGAGTTACCCATTCTACTCCTCTCGGTACCCAAAAAGGTGATTGTGGTGGTCCCATCATTGCACATGATACTAAATGTAAGAACAAATTTATCGCGCTACATAGTGCGGGTAATACACACTTAGGTCTTGGAGCAATCGTTTATAAAGAATTTTTAGACGATTGTTTCGATAACGAATCGCGACCACTTCCTCCCATAGTTAGTCTAGACTACCAAGGAGTAGCCTTGACTGAAGAGAAGAAATGTACCGCAGAAGGTTGGGAATACATGACCAAAGTAGGACTTGCAGGTTATCTCGATAAGAAGAATGGAAATTTCTCACCCCTTTCTAATAAAAGCCGAGCTGTTCAGACTCAACTTTGGAAACTCCCATTCGAAGACATCCCAATTGAGGGGAACAAATATTTACCCTCAGTGCTCAGTCATAAAGATAAACGACTTAAGAAAGATCCTGATTATAGCCCATACGAATGGGCTCTCACAAGATATAGTCGACCCCAACCAAAAATTGATATACCTCTACTTGATCTTGCTGCACATGACATTGGTTCCCTTTTACTAAGGGAACTTAAGAAGAAAAGGAAATTCCTCAAAGTTCTTACAAAAAAAGAAGCCCTCAATGGCACGTCCACTCTTGATTCATCACATCCACTCTGGAGAAAAAGTTCTCCAGGATTCCCATTCACTCATTGGAAGGAATTTGCAGGTGGTGACAAGGGTTCCGCGCTCATACAAGGTGAAGATGGACTTTGGCGTTTTTCCCCCACAACAGGCAAGAAGGTAGAGACGTGTGTCAATCAATTAATCGATGCGTGTAGACAACCAAGTATCAAACCAGCATGCGTATTCCAAGCTTCACTAAAAGATGAATTGCTTGCTGAGAAGAAAATTGAAGAAGGCAGAACCCGATCATTTGCCGCTTCCCCTTTTGACTACACGATTGCTCACAGAATGTACTTCCACTCATTTGGAGCTGCTCTAGTTGATGTAGGAGCCCACATACCAATTAAGGTAGGAATGAATGCAGCAAGTTACGATTTTGCTGCACTTTATTCCTATCTCGTAAGAACCGGACAAAGAGGATTTGATAGTGATTTTAAATTCTGGGATGCATCCGTCCCTCGAGAAGTTTTAGAGCGAGTACTCACTATCACAAACAGATGTTTCAGAGAACTTGATCCCAATTGGACAGAAGAAGATCAGACCATTCGAAATAACCTATTCAATGTATTACTTGAACCATTATTACTCATCTATGATGACGTCGTCAAATGTCCTGGCGGTGTTGTCTCCGGCCAACCTCATACTGCTATTGACAATTCAATTGTCAATTGTCTTTATTACTACTACGCTTGGCTTGTTTTAACCAGAGAACGCAAACCAGAATGGCACAATTTCTATTCTTTTGAAAAACACGTTTCATTTGCGGTCTATGGAGACGACAACTTGTGTGGTATCAGTTCAGAAGCCGAAGAACTCTTCAACTTCGGCACATTCGAAAAAGTAATGCAGAGCTTAGGTTTAGAAATGACTCCTGCTGATAAGGATGCAGAGAAATCAGGAAATTTAAAACCGGTTTGGGACCTCCAGTTCTTAAAAAGGACTTTTCAACTTACCAACGGTGTTGTTGTGGGAGCGATTGACAAAAATAGTTTGAGAAAGATGTGCGCTTACTCCAATTTTGGCACTCGCCGAAAAGCCTGGGAAATGGATGAGGTACGGTATGATAAGGCTATCATTACCATGATCGTATCTTCTGCTCTAAGCGAAGCGACCCTCATAGGAGAAGATTTCTATATGAACTTGTACTCCTATTTTTCCAAGAAGAGCGTTGAATATGGCTTCGATATGCCAATTCTTGCTCCCTACATTATCCATTTCCGGAGAGTCTATTACGGTGAAGATACCACCGCTACGGGAATCCCTGTTGCTCAAATGTTGAACAAGTCATTCCCCGAGGGTGCAAAAGAAAACTGTACAAAGTGCTCGAAGAAGTTCTCAGAGTGTGCTTGTTATTGTCTATCTTGTGGTTTTACACGTCAAAATTGCTACTGTACAAGAATGTCTCTCTGCTCCAACTGTTCAAAACCATACTCAGGCTGTGTCTGCTGCCCGATCTGCAAATCGTCTAGCATTTGCAGCTGCTTCCACAATCAATCAACTACACCATGTAGTCAATCTTTTCAATTCAGTCCTGGAGTCTGCAGTTCACAATATGTCACTTTACCCGGGCAACCAGATGCCCGAAGAGATGATTCAACTTCCACAATTTCCACCGGATCGTTTCATAACTCTGATGCGGATTCTATCATACTCGACGGATATCAGAAACCTCCCAACAGCCCGGACCCCTCCGACTCAGCTTGGTCAATTGATACGTGTTATTCAGAACGACCTATCCAGCCAGGCACTTCGCTTTTACACTCGTACACCTTACCGGACATTCCAGTCAAGAATGGAAGAATACTGGCGGGACATGGAACCCGAGTCAGTCCTTTACTTTGCGAAGGAAGCACTCCAAGATCTTGGCTCCAATGCGTCCCTTGTTGTTGCGGGGGAGACAGCGATGACGACAGCACTATTGAGGGTTTTGCTACTTGGGATAATCAAGAAGATCAGAGCCCACGGTCCATATCAGATGGACATATTTGCCTTCGGTTTACTCCAGGTTGCTTTTGCCTTCTCTGTTCCAGCCCTTGGGAGAATCAGTCTTCCACTACTGCACCAGCTGTACCCTCTTCCAGTGTGGATGGTACCATTGTGCCTTGCGACGGTGTTCAATCAACTATTCCTGAAGCAACCACCGCCGTTGCCCCCATGGGCACTGCTGACGTCGTCGCACCAGCTGCTGCAGCTGCAAACATTATCGATCCATGGTTTTACGAACATTTCGTTCATCTCACCCGATTCACTTGGTCAACCACTCAGCCTCCTGGAACCCTCCTATGGTCCTCCCCCATTACTCCAGACTTTGCGCACCCGAATCTTGCCTATGTTTCGAGACTCTATAACGTTTGGGCTGGTGGCTTGGATTATAACATCAAAGTTGCTGGTACCGGCTTTCATGCAGGCGCATTAGCCATAGTGCGCCTTCCTCCGAATATTCCTCCAAGTTCCATTCAAAGTGCCTCTGAATTTACCTACTTTGATTATGCAATGATTGATCCAAAACATCTCGATGTAGTCTCAAAGAGTGTTTGTGACCAGAGGAGATTCCTCTACCATTACCGTGATGGTGATTCAGTCAACAACAAAGACAGCATCGGAGGTTACATTGCCATTTATGTTCTTTTACAATTAAACACCTCATCCTCCGGAACAAACCAAATTGACATTGAAGTCCTCAACAAAGCGGCTGCTGATTTCTTTCCAGCACAGATGCGCCCCGTTGATCTTGCTCTTGAGTCCAATGATTTCCCAGAATTAATTGACGCTCTCAACACCGTTCTTCCCAGAGATTTCATGGGTTCTAACTACGACAACCTCGTTGTTGATGGAAGCACCACACTTTCTTCATCTTTCACTACTAACGTTGCAGGTGTTGACAATTCTATTCCAGCTCCACCACCTTTTCTTACTGTACTTGACAACATTTATCCATGCAATGCTTGGCGCTGCGTTTCAAACGCTGCAAATACTTCGACCACACTCACTAGTGTCATTAAATACGACCCTGCTTGGACAAAATTCATTCAAACTCATGCACTACCAGCACTTGCACCTAATATTGAAAGTCAATACGGAGACAAAGTTACCCCGTCATGTGCGATTCTCTTACAAAAAGATGGCAAAACTGTTGGACCCGTTACTCTTGCCGGAAGAGCGACCAATTTGTGGTTTCTCGATCCTATCACGGTTACCATAGCTGGACCACTTGAAACAATATGGACGTACCCCATTTCCTGCCATGTAGAGGTTGTTAACAGTGATCTTGATCGTGTTGTTGTACCAGTCCCTGGGGAAAGATTCCTAATGTGGAGTGCAACAAATCCGATCAATCCAGGTTTGACAAACAGGATTCTTCAAACATACAATGTCACACTGCGTTTCCGCGCTTCAGCTCTTGGATTCGGACCACAAACAGCAATTCTCCTTTCACTCGTCGATAGGCAAACGGAACAACCAGTTTTTGACTGTAAGCTTTATTACGAAGGCTTCATAACCTGCAAAGGTCCAGCAAACACTCACTTCCCACTCACATCCGTGAAATTCAAGTTCCAAGGTGTTGTTGCACGTAACACCGTCTTAGCCAATCCATCCACACCAGCCATTTTAGCAAAACTTATTGATCAATGGCAGAGCTTGCAGAAGGAGCGGGAGCAGCATCTAGCTTGGGGGAGGGAGCGCTTCAAGGACTGGGTGCCTCCGTCGTCAACGGAATAAGTGGCATGATAACCCAGAGCATTTCGGATTCTAATGCCTGGAATAGACAAACCCAAGCTCAGCAGTTTCAGTCGACCACCTTTAATGAGTACTATAACAGAGCGGTAGCTTCGTTGAAAGCAGCAGGACTTCCTGAGTATACATTGTATACGAACGGCAACATGCCAACTTATAACGTTTATAAGTCAGGATCTGTTGGTTACACGCAAATACCCTTTGGAGCTAGTTCCATGTATTGGAATCGACGTAACTTCTGAGACGGTAAATGAATCCACAGCACTTAAGCTATTTAGTCTTTTAGGAAAGACCTTCCGGAATAATAGGTAACCGGTCGTAGACATTCCTATTTACAGCACCTAAGCTATTTATCCTTTTAGGAAAGGACTTCCAGTATTATAGGTACCTGGTCGTAGACATTCCTATAACGCTCTAGGAGCATTTAATCACTTTTAGGAAAGTGACCTCCGAAACCTTAAGGTTCCGGTTGTACAGTCAGTATGGCCTGAGGTCCTCCCATGACCTTAAACTGGTAAACTGGCTAACGCCTTTAAAAATAAACAGGATACTGTACTTTTCTTCCCTGCGCTGTAGGGACTTTTCTATTGTACATATTTACTTTTATTTTAGTTTACATTATTTTTATTTAATTCGTTATTTTCCTTTTTATCTATCTAAAAAGCTCGAATTATTATTATTTCATTATTTTTACCCATATTTAACCACCAACGAAAATAGTTAATCTTAGTTAG